GACTCAACCGATTATGGTACATTCATATCAGATAATTGTTACAACCATATTGATGAATGTGTAGAAGTAGATTCTATTCCAAATTCGGCACTTAGTTTTATTTCTATAAAAGATAAAACTTGGCATGGATATTTAAGCAAGAACATTAATAGTGTAATAAAACCTAGAACTACATTTAACTTTTTTATTAGAGGGTCTTTTTAATCAAAAACCTTTGTTGTATAAATACATTCAAATAAGTAACAAATAAAACAGGAATATCAATTATGGGAAGTTTACCAATCTACAGACCCTTAATAGCAGAAATTGCTGCACCAACAACTGCAACTGCGGCTTCAAATGTAACGGCTAGTAGAGTGGTAAGAGCAGTAAATACTACTGTAACCCCTTACCTAGTAACTATATTTGCACCAACAAATGGTGGAGAAGATAGTGCGACTCTAACACTTACTGCATGGGAATCGGTAATAATTCCAAAAAATGGAACAGATAAAATCTTTGCGGCTAATGCTGCGATTAAGTTGACAGGTATTACAGACCCTAATGCAACTTACATTTACAACAAGTAGAAAGTTAAGGGCAAATCTATGAAATTGATATCAGAATTTACAGAAAGCAACCTTTCATTCATCACAGAAGCTGGTGAAAATGGCAAAAAAAGTTATGTCATAGAGGGAGTTTTCATGCAAGCAGAATCTAAGAACCGTAATGGTCGGATATATCCTAGAGTAGTAATGGAATCAGCTGTTAGTAAATATAACACTGAACAAGTTATTACCGGAAGAGCAGTTGGTGAGTTAAATCACCCTGAAGGACCGACTATTAATTTAGACAAAGTTTCTCATAAGATTGAAGACCTTCATTGGGATGGTAACAATGTTATGGGCAAAGCAACTATTTTGAGTACTCCTATGGGGGAAGTCGTAAAAGGCCTTCTTGATGGTGGTGTCAAACTAGGTGTTTCAACTCGTGGTATGGGAAGCCTAGAAAACCGTAATAACGCAATGGTCGTCAAAGACGATTTTATTCTTAACGCAGTAGATATTGTGCAAGATCCATCTGCTCCAGGAGCTTTTGTTAATGGAGTTATGGAAGGTGTGGAATGGATTTGGAATAACGGTATTATTGAATCTAGAGCTATTGAACAAATGGAGACCGAAATTAAGAAAACTACACGGGCCAATCTATATGAAGCCGAAGTTCGTGAGTTTAAGAATTTCCTCTCGTTACTCAAATCTAAAATATAAGGAGCATAATGATGTCTGAAAAAGAAATCATTGAAAATCAAGAACTCCAAGATGGTGTTGAGAACGATGTATTGGAATCAACTCATGTAGAAGAAGCTACTTCTAAGAAAGAAGCCGCAGAAAACCCTGATGTACCGTCTGAAGACGATTCAGAAGCTGATGTTAAAAAAGCTGCCGGTACCGTCGCTAAGGCAAAAGAACCAGGAACTAAAGCGGGTATAATAAATGCTATGTTCAGTAAAATGAACGGCATGACAAAAGAACAACTTAAAGGTGTTTATGCATCTTATCATGGCGAAAGTCAAGACGATAAGAGTATGAAGAAAGAAGATGTTTCTGTCGATTATAAAGCAGACTTCTCTGGCGATTTAAATGCATTAGTAGAAAACGAAGCTACTTTATCTGAAGAATTTAAAGAAAAAGCAGCCGTAGTTTTTGAAGCCGCAATTAATTCCAAACTATCGGAAGAAATTGACCGTCTTGAAGAAAAATACAATGAGGAACTATCTGAAGAAGTAGCTACTACTAAAGCAGACCTTGTTGAAAAGGTTGACAACTATTTAAATTACGTGGTTGAAAGCTGGATGAAAGAGAACACTGTCGCAATCCATAATGGTTTACGCACAGAGATAGCTGAGAATTTTATGAATAGTTTGAAAGACCTATTCACTGAATCTTATATATCTGTTCCCGATTCTAAGGTTGACCTAGTTGACGAACTTTCAGGTACAGTTAGTGACCTTGAGGAAAAACTCAATACTACTACTGGAACTGCAATAGAATTAGCAACACAACTAGAAGGATTCCAAAAGGATGCAGTCATTCGTGAAGCATCTAAAGATTTGGCTGAAACTCAAGTTGAGAAGTTAAAGAAATTAGCAGAAGATATCGATTTTGTAGATGAAGCAACTTTCACTAAGAAAGTAGCTACACTTAAAGAATCATATTTCTCAAAAACAACACCTGAATCAATAATTGAAGAAGATACTGAAAGCGATGACGACGCCGTCGTAGAAAATTCTGATGTTATGAATTCATATCTCGCCGCAATCAAAAAGACTGCGCCGAAGCATTAATTAGGAGTTAAAATAAATGCAATCATACGATAAATTGGTCGAGAAATGGGCTCCAGTACTGAACGAAGAATCAGCTGGCAAAATTACAGATTACCATAGAAGGTCCGTTACTGCGGCTATTCTAGAAAATCAAGAAATCGCACTTCGTGAAGAAGCCAACGCAAATGCTGGTTTCCTATCAGAAGCTGCACCTGCAGCAAATACTACTTCTGCTGCTAACTGGAATCCTGTGTTGATATCACTTGTAAGACGTGCAATGCCTAATCTTATGGCATATGATGTTTGCGGTGTACAACCAATGTCAGGTCCAACTGGTTTAATCTTTGCGATGAAATCACGTTATACTAATAACTCTGGTGCTGAAGCACTATTCAATGAAGCAGATACAAGATTCTCTGGCACACAAGTAACTGCGGCTCAGCCTGCAGACGGTGCTGGTCTATCTGGTGCTACAATGGATTCTGATTCAACTGCAGATGATGCTCGTGTAACTTACCTAGCTGCCGCTGGTCTAACAACAGACTCAGCAGAAGCATTAGGTGATGCTGCTGGTAATCCAATTGCTAACATGGGATTCACCATTGAAAAAGCAACTGTAACAGCGAAAACTAGAGCCTTAAAAGCAGAATACACTATGGAACTTGCTCAAGACTTGAAAGCAATCCATGGTTTAGATGCTGAAACAGAATTAGCTAACATTCTTTCAACAGAAATACTTGCTGAAATTAACCGTGAAGTAATTAGAACAATTAACTCACAAGCTAAAACTGGTGCTCTTCAGGCTAACACTGCTGTTAATGGTATATTTGATGTACAAACAGATGCAGATGGTCGTTGGTCAGCTGAAAAATTCAAAGGACTAATCCTACAAATCGAAAGAGAAGCAAATGTAATTGCTAAAGAAACTCGTAGAGGTAAAGGTAACTTTGTTATCGTTTCTTCAGACGTGGCTTCAGCACTTGCTGCTTCAGGTATGTTAGACTATTCCCCAGCATTATCCACTAACCTTCAAGTAGATGATACAGGCAACACTTTTGCTGGTGTCCTTAATGGTCGTACAAAAGTATATGTCGATCCTTATGCTTCTGCTGACTATGTAAACGTAGGCTATAAAGGAACTAATCCTTATGATGCTGGTCTATTCTATTGCCCATACGTTCCATTAACAATGGTTCGTGCTGTAGCTGAGGATAGTTTCCAACCTAGGATTGGCTTTAAAACTCGTTACGGTATGGCTTCAAACCCATATGTTGGTTCAACACCAGCTAATGGTTTGGCCGCTGTTAAAACTAACTCATATTACAGAATCTTTAGGGTAGACAATATCCTAGGTGCATAGTAGTACTAGTTAAACTTTTAGAGAGAGGGTTCTTCGGAGCCCTCTTTTTTTTATATAAATAACTATATGGCAACACAAACAGCAAATATAAACTACTTACAACCGACGAGTTTTAAGTTAGTTATCGATAGGAAGAATTATCCTAACTTGGAATTCTTCTGTCAATCCGTTTCACATCCCGGCATGACTATGTCAGCTGTAGAAGTGTCTTATCAAAAAATAGCAGGTATCCCATTCCCAGGTGATACTTTATCATTTACTGATTTAACTTGTCAAATTATTCTTGATGAAGATATGAACAGTTATACTGAAATGTTTAACTGGTTAAGAAGAAACTTAGATAACACTGTGTTGAATCCCTTAGATAGAATTGCGACATCACCTTCAACATATACAGATATAACATTAAGTATATTATCAAGTCATAATAATCAAGTTAGGCAAATAAAATATGTAGATGCATTACCAACAGCAATAGGTGATATTAATTTTGAATCAACAGGCGATGGTTCAACATACTTAACATTCTCCGCAACATTTAGATTTTCTTATTTTGAATTGCTTGGTACAAATGCAAATACAGGTAGCATTAATCCTTCACTACAAACGTCTACATTATTAGATGGTTCTAGTAGATTAACATCGACAATTTATGACTCAGCATAAACTTGTAATATGGGGTGCTTCGCAAGTTGGTAAAACTTCTTTAATTTACAATTTAAGAAAACATTTAAACCTCGAAAAAGCTAGATTTAAAGGTGGGATTAGTTTTAAACCTCCAATATCCGATTCATATATTATAAAGGTTCTTCAAGACTATCGTCTTACAGATGATATCTTATATGATTTTATTAGTAAATTGGATAAAGACGCAAAACATCTTTTTATATATAGAAAAAATCTACTATCGCAATATCTAGCATGGCATCATTGCGAAGCTTATGACCTCAAATTAGACTCTGATACATTAAACATAGTTGATTGTAAAGATTTTATAACAACTATGAAATTCCACACATCTAGGATATATAATATATTAAAGCTTAGTCAAGATATACAAATACATCCAGTATCATATGAAGAATTGTTTAGCGATAATGGTATTGATATATTAAATAAGAATTTAAATCTAGACCTTAAACGAGAAGATAAGAAAATTATTTTAGATCCAATTAGACTTTCAACAAACTTGCCAGCATTTTTAAAAATGCCGGAAGCACATGAACGAGCTAGAGGTATAGGCATAGAACAATATGCTTATAAAAAGAACTTCAATGAACTAAAAGATTTTTTTGAAGATGATTATCTTCTTTTATAAAATTCAGTAGAATACCTATTTCCCTCATACCTAAATGTTATAACACTATGACTGTAAATCTTTTGAATTGTTTTTCTAACAGCACATGATTTTTTATTAGGTTTTACAGCATCACTACCTATTAAAGCCCCAGCTATTCCACCTGCAGCGGTAGCAGTTGAGTCCCCATTACTCATTTGATTACTAAACAATGCGCCTAATAAAGCACCAAGTAAAACGTTTCGATTTTGATTATCAGTTTCATTCTTATTGTGCTTTTTTACTTCTCTACAACGTTCCGCATCATAAACATTACTAACAGGTCGTTCATTATAGAAATCCGTAATTATTACATTAGAAGCATTTTGTGCAAAAACACTAGTACTAAAAACCATTACCATAAATATAATTAATAAACTTTTCATAACCTCTTCCTCTTATTTTATTATACTTATATTATATACTATAAAATTATAAAAGTAAAGCACTTTCTGTATTATAAAAAAAACCTGTTAATATATATTTCTCTTGTAATATAAGTCTATCTGCTTTATGAATAAAAGGCCAACCAACCGGCATCATTAATGCTCTACCTACTTTCGGTAAAATACAAAAATCTGGAAAATATTTAAATTGTAATTCACCTTCATTCATATCATTAAGATATATTATAAAAACATTCTTTCTTCTCCATGGTTCTTCTCTTGTTGAATTTCCACCTAAATCATTATGCCAATCTATATAACCACCAATTGGAGTATGATGAATCTTCCATTTAAACGTTGTATCTTCCCATCTATCATTTGTCGGGAACATATCTCTATATTTATTATAGACTTCATATAAAGCATCATTAACTACTTTTTGAATTATATTATCATACAAATCGTTTTTTATTCTAAAATAATTTCTATCACCATATTGATGTTTAATACCTTTATTATCCTTATCGAATAATTTTGATGTTTCTATTAAAGTATGGCAAACATCTTCGCTTAATATATTATCATAACATTGTATAAAAGATTCAGTCATTGATTAATTGTATTACCTTTGCCAGAATTTTTTTTCATATTACCTAAAAACTCATTCCATTCAGTTCCTGCTCTTCGCATAACTGTTTTCGAACCAGATACAAATCCAATAGGTTTAAATACATGATAGATATTGTCATCTAACAAAATTTCTTTTAATTCTTCTAAAGAACAAACGATATCACGTTCTTCATCACTAGATATATTTTTTAATGTATATGTTGGCATGATTTACTTCACTATTAGATTTGGATAAACTTCTTTTATTAAGGCTTTTGTAACACCTGGTATTGGTTTTTTGTTAATCATATCGATTACACATTTCGCATCTTCTGGATGTATAGCCTCAAGTAATTGGATAAAAATTGATTCTCTTTTCCAACTTGGCATATTATCACCGACTCCACCTTTAATAAAGTACTTCAACTGAACGTTTCTTCTTAAAAAGCTAGATGGTGTATTATGAGGGTCGCTAGCCGTGTAAGGTGGTGCACCTGGTGGGAGGTTCCATACTAGAGTATCATCTAACGTACCTTTAAAAATATCTTGTATTGCCCAATTTATATTGGCTTTTAATATTCCAATCTTTTCTTTTTTGCTCTTAGTATTCTTTAACTTTTCTAGTACTTCATAAACCATAAGTACAGACATAATATAACTCCTATAAATTTAAACTATTTTTATTTATATAGTATACTATAACTACATATAAAAGTAAATACCTTTTACCACTTTACTTTTGTGAAAAAACATAGTATAATATGATGTATAAATAAATGTATAAACTAGAAGATGCGATAATGAAATTAGATGATATATTAGAAAATTGGAAAATTGATTGTGAAATATCTAAGACACACTTAGATGAATCCTCAAGACAAACCCCCATGCTACACGCAAAGTATTTAGAGATGCTTATGAAATCTAAACTTATGCTTAAAAGGCTGGAGTTCCAACAGAAAGTATTATTAAGACAAAAGTGGGAATGGTATAATGGTAAAATGGACCAAGATACTATTGAAAAACTAGGTTGGAAACTAGACCCTCTTAATGGACTTAAAGTTATGAAAGGCGATATGAATCTTTATTATGATTCTGACCCTGACATTCAAGAGTCTGAAGAACGAATTCAATATTATAAAACCATTATAGATACATTAACAAATATAGTAGATACATTAAAATGGCGACATCAGACACTTCGGAATATGATAGATTGGAGAAGGTTCGAATCGGGCTCATAGACCATGCGAACCTTCAAATAGATTGCGATCGTTCAACTGCTTATGAACTTGTAGAATTTTTTTCTTTCTTTGTTCCTGGATACAAATATATGCCAGCATTCCGTAATCGTATGTGGGATGGAAAAATAAGATTGTTTGACCAAAACGGTAAATTGCCTGCTGGATTATATCAACACCTTTTACACTTCTGTAATACCAATCAATATGATGTCGATATATATGATACCAAATATGGTAATCCATCTAATGTAGAAGAATTAAATTTTGATGAACTTGTTAATTTTATAAAACAATTAGAACTACCTTTTCCATTAAGAGATTATCAGTTTGAAGCTGTAGTTAATGCTCTTAAAAAGAAACGTGCGATATTAGTATCACCTACTGGTTCAGGCAAATCGCTTATCATTTATATACTTATGAGATATTGGTTACAGATGCTAACAACAGGGTGGAAATACCCAAAAGCAGGTCGTGTGTTAATAGTCGTACCAACAACTTCTCTTGTTGAACAAATGTATAATGATTTTATTAATTATGGTCATGATGAAAAAGCAATGCATAGAATATATTCTGGCAGAGATAAAGTTGGCGATTGTAGTATCTATATCAGCACATGGCAATCAATATATAAATTACCGAAGGCTTGGTTTAGTCAATTTGGTATGGTTGTAGGTGATGAGTGTCACGGATTTAAATCGAAATCGTTAATGTCTATTATGAATAAATGTTCTGAAGCCCCATATCGTTTCGGAACTACTGGAACCCTAGACGGGGCTTTAACTCACGAACTAGTACTGCAAGGATTATTCGGTAAGGTTATGAAAGTAACTACAACCAAGACATTACAGGATAACGATACTCTTGCTAAATTAGAAATCACTAGATTAATTCTAGACTATGATAAAGATATAAAGAAGAATTTTGGTAACAAAAAGTACCATGAAGAAATTGACTATATAGTTACACATGAGAAAAGAAATAACTTAATTGCTAATCTTACAATAAAACAAAAGGGAAACTCTCTAGTATTATTTCAATTCGTTGAAAAACATGGTGAACCTCTATTTAAATTAATAAGAGAAAAAGCAGAAGAAAATAGAAAAGTATTTTATGTATCTGGTAATATAGATACAGCAGATAGAGAAGCAATAAGAAAGATTACAGAAACACAAGAGAATGCTATTATCGTGGCTTCTCTAGGAACATTTAGTACAGGAATAAATATAAGGAATCTACATAATATTATATTTGCATCCCCAAGTAAATCTCAAATAAGGGTGTTACAAAGTATTGGTAGAGGTTTAAGAAAGAGTGATAATAATAAAGCGACTAAACTTTTTGATTTGATTGATGATATTAGTTATTTAGGTCGTAAGAATTTTGCTTTGTTACATGGATTTGAAAGATTAAAAATTTATGATAAAGAAAAATTTACTCATAAAACATATAAGGTGGATATATAATGGATAAATTATTAGATAAAAATATAAAACAATTTAAACTCAGTAATGGCGATGAAATAGTTTGTGAGATATACCAATACCCCGATGATGAATATGAAGAATTGATAGCAACTAAGATAATGGAATTACGTTTCGTGGATAACTATATGGCGGCCATACCGAATAGATATTATGCTTTACGGCCCTGGATGTCTTTCTATGATAATGTAAATTTATTATACTCTCTCAATCCAATGCATATTGTAGGTGAAGTTACTCCGTCGGTTGATTTGAAAAAGCTTTACTTCAAATCTCTTTCTATATTAGAAAAACAAATAAAAGAAGGTGACAATCATAGATTGGTTGTAAGGTCTGATTCTTTAGAGGATGAGGGCAAAGAGGATGAAGAAGAAAGATTAATGGAGGAAATGTATCGAGAAGGTCTCGAAGGTAGAGGTGAAGATGAATTTGATTTTGAATTAGAGTTGGATAATCCAGATGATAGTTCCGCACCGGAAGATAATATTATCAAGTTCAAATTAGATAAGAAGTTACATTAGAGTGTTGGAAAAGGTTCTCTACCCATTGAGCGAAGAACCTTCTTTATTATACTATAACTTTTAAACAATGTAAATACTTTTTTTAAATTAAATTAAAATAAAAAAGATATTTACTTTCGATTAGAAAAGAAGTATAATAATCCCATACATTAAGGAATTACATTATGGTTAAAAAAAGAAAATCTATTCACTATGTTAACAACAAAGAATTCTCGACAGCTGTCGTAGAATATGTTAAGTTGGTTAATGAAGCTAAAGAGAACAGAGCAAATCAACTTCCAATAGTTCCAGACTATATCGCTATATGTTTTATGCGAATAGCCGAAGGATTATCACACAAGTCAAACTTTGTTGGTTACACATATCGTGAAGAAATGGTTATGGATGCGGTAGAGAATTGTTTAAAGGCTATATTGAATTACAATATAGAAGCAGCAACTCGAACAGGGGCTCCAAATGCGTTTGCGTATTTCACACAAATAACATGGTATGCTTTTCTTAGAAGAATAGCTAAGGAAAAGAAACAGCAAGATGTAAAGATGAGATACCTTTCTACTGCAGGTGCAGGTGATTTTTTATCTACCGATTCTATTGCCAATAATAATATGGGCAACCAAGTGATAAATCATTATGTAAATGTTTTACAAATGAGAATAAACACTGTTAAGGAAAAAGATAAGGTAATTAAAGCATTTGTTGTTAAAGATAAAAAGGCAACAAGAAAGAAAAAAGTATCACTTCGTGATTCAGATCTAAGTGAGTTCTTAGCATGAAGATTGCCGTATTAAATGATACACACGCAGGTGTTCGTAATGCGTCAGACATATACTTAGAAAACGCAGAAACATTCTATAGTAAAGTATTCTTTCCAAAATGTGAAGAAGAAGGCATAACACACATATTACATTTAGGCGATTATTATGACCACCGTAAGTTCGTAAACTTTAAAGCACTTACAGAAAATCGTAAAACATTTCTAAACATTTTAAGAGAACGTAAAATGACTATGGATATTATTCCAGGTAATCATGATGTGTATTATAAGAATACAAATGATTTAAACTCTCTTAAAGAATGCTTAGGGCATTATATGGATGAAGTTAATATTATTATGGAACCTGAAGTTAAACAATATGGTTCTCTTAAAATTGCTTTATTACCTTGGATATGTGCTGAGAACTATGATGATTCAATAAAGTTCATAAAGAAATGTAAAGCTGATTGGTTAGGCGCACACTTAGAATTAAATGGATTTGAAGTTCTAAGAGGTGTTATGACACACGAAGGCATGGATCCAGCTTTATTTAAGAAATTTGAATTAGTTCTAACAGGGCATTTTCATTGCTCATCCAGGAAAGATAACATTTGGTACTTAGGTTCACAAATGGAATTTACTTGGAATGATGCTCATGACCCAAAATACTTTCATATAATTGATACAGAAACAAGAGAAGTAGAAAAGGTTAGAAATACGCATACCCTATACCATAAGATTTATTATGATGATAGGAAAACAAACTATCTAGAATTTGATACTTCTGTATTAACAAATAAACTTGTAATGGTAGTTGTAGTAAATAAATCTGATGGTTTTGTTTTTGATAGATTTATTGATAGAGTACAGAATGAAAAAATACATGAACTTAAAGTCGCAGAAAACTTTAATGAGTTTATGGGTAGTAATGTTAATGATGATGGAATAACAATTGATGATACATTTAAACTTATGGATGAATATATTGATAACGTAAATACTGAACTAGATAAAGAACGTATTAAATCTGAGATGCGTGGTCTAATGAATGAAGCACAATCTTTAGAATTTGCTTAAAAAAGTATTTACAAAAGTGATAAAATATTATATAATAGAGCCTAATGAGTATAACTTTTCAAACAATAAAATATAAAAACTTCCTGTCTACTGGCGATAGATTTACTGAGATAAATCTAAGGAATAGTAAAACCACATTAGTTGTGGGTCAAAATGGAGCAGGCAAGTCAACTATGTTAGATGCGATATCATTTGCCTTGTTTGGTAAGCCGCACCGTAGTGTTAGTAAAAATCAACTAGTAAATTCTATTAACCAAAAGAATGCTCTAGTAGAAGTTGAGTTCTTTATAGGTAAAGTTGATTATAAAGTTATAAGAGGTATTAAACCAAACATATTTGAGATATGGAAAAACGGCACTTTAATTAACCTTTCTTCACATTCTAAAGACTATCAAAAAATACTAGAACAAAATATTCTTAAATTAAATCACAAATCATTCCATCAAGTTGTAGCACTAGGTAGTAGTAACTTTATACCATTCATGCAACTTCCAAGTCATACTAGAAAAGATGTTATCGAAGACTTACTGGATATTAATGTATTCTCTAAAATGAATATCTTGTTAAAAGAAAAACAATCATCATTAAAAAATGAATTGTCCACTATATCTAATAAAATAGAAATACTCAAGAATAAAATAGATACACAAAAGAAGTATATCAAAGATGTTCAAATACTTACTGAACAGAATATCAATGGTAAGAAAAATTCTATTGATAAAAATAGGACGGCTATATTTAATTACCAAACTACAAACTCTAATTATTCTAATGAAATAGAATCTTCTCTACCTAACCTTGAAGAAGAACTAAAGACTCACAATAAAAGAAAAAATACTATCCTATCATACATAGCACAATTTAAACAACAAATGTCTGTGTTATCTAAAGATACTAAGTTCTATGAAGATAACGAGGAATGCCCTACATGTTCACAAGTAATCACAGAAGAATTACGAGATCTAAAACTAGTATCTGCTAGAGATAAAGCAAAAGAATTTAAAGTTGCTTATGATAAAGCGAATAGTGAATCAGAGTTATTAAATGCTTCTATTGATAATGTAAATGTATCTCTATCTGATATAAGAGATAAACAAAGCACAATACATTCTAATAACCAAAACATCAACAAACTACAAACTGAAATTCAAGACTTAGAGAAAGAAATATCAGGAACAACAATCGCAGACTTAACAAGTGCTAGAAATGATTTAGAAGAGTTTAATGAAGAAAGAGATACCGCTACAGAAGAAAAATTAAACTTGTTTGATAATTTCTCATACAATCAAGTCATAGCTGAATTACTTAAAGATACAGGTATTAAGACTAAAATAATTAAACAGTATCTACCTGTTATTAATAACTTAGTTAATCAGTACTTGCAGATACTTGATTTCTTTGTACACTTTGACTTAGATGAATCTTTCAAAGAAACTATTCGTTCTAGACACCGAGATGATTTTAGTTATGATTCATTCTCCGAGGGCGAGAAACAAAGAATAGATTTAGCATTATTATTTACTTGGCGACAAATAGCTAAGATGAAAAATTCAGTATCAACTAATCTATTAATACTAGATGAAACATTTGATTCTAGTCTTGATTATGATGGTATTGAAAACTTATTTAAAATACTTCATACTTTACCAGATGATAGTAACATCTTTGTTATATCACATAAAGGGGATATCTTAGATGGCAAGTTCGATAGCAAATTAGAATTCCATAAAGAAAAGAATTTCAGTAAAATAAAATGACAAACTATGTATTAATCGCACATCCAAGAACAGCTAGTTCTTGGGTCAAAAACCATTTTCAACAATTAGAAAGTCAAAAGTTTCTTGGAGAGTATTTCTCTCCAGATAATATGCAACCCGGTACGTTTAAGAAAGACTATAATCAATTAAAAATAGATTTCTTAGAGGAGAGTAGAGTAAAAGGTACCGAGTACTTTATAAAGTATATGGTAGAGCAGATAGATAATTTCCCAGATTGGTTTACAACTTTTTATAAAGACTATGAAAAAATTAAGTTATTAAATACGGATGTTTGGGGAGTCTTTCTTAGTTACGGTTATCAGTGTTACATAGGTTGGAATAATACGGGTTTGTATAAAAGACCTACTGAAATAAAAGAGTTCAATATTTTTTTACCTGTAATACAAACATTTGCAAAATCATATTCTCAATATATTCGATATGATAATTATGATACTTTATTTGATATGAAAGAGATTAGTACAAAAACTATATTAAAGCATATAGGAATTCCTCAATATGATATTAAATCAAAACGACATGTACACAATTATGAATTAAAGTTAAAACAAAATATAGAAATGACCAAACTTTTTTTAAAGGATGAATTAAGAAAGAATAATAATGATATGGTATTTTAAAAAACATATTTACTTTCAATAAGAATTATAGTATAATAATAAGACCAAACAACCAAAGGAGTATATTATGGAGTTAAATGAAAACGTCCTTCAGGTATTAAGAAACTTTGCTACCATTAATCAAAACATATTGATTAAACAAGGTAATGAAATTAGAACAATATCTGAAGCAAGAAATGTTTTGGCTAAAGCTACAGTTGACGTGGACTTTCCACGTGATTTTGCAGTTTATGACCTAGGACAATTTATAAGTGTGTTATCTCTTGTAGATAAACCCAATTTAGAATTTGAAGAAAAGTCTGTGAGTATAAAAGACTCAAGTGGCCTTTCAGCTATCAAATATTTTTTCGCATCACCAGATACAATAACAACCTCAGAAAAAGACATAGCTATGCCTGAAGCTGAAGTCCAATTTATTCTGGATGAAAAAACTATTGCTAAATTGAGAAGCGCATCATCTGCACTAGGATATAAAGATTTAATTATTACAGGAAGTAATAACCTTATTAACCTTTCTATAACAGAAAATGAAAACTCAACAGCAAATAGTTTTAACATTGATGTACCGGGTTCTTCTCAATCAGAAGATTTTAAATTTATTCTAAATATAGAAAATCTAAAGATTGTACAAGGTGATTATGATGTGAACATCTCTTCGAAATTTATATCAAACTTTACTAACAAAGCAAGTAATATCCAATATTGGATTGCTCTTGAAAAAACATCAACTTATGGAGGCTAATGATGGCAAAAACAGAAACAGAAATAAACTTGGCAACACCAGATCCAAAACCAGTAGCTGATACTGCGGTGGCACAACTAAGGGATCTAGCAAATAGAGTCGCCAGAAGTTCAGTTGCAGTCGTAGATGCGGTGGCACAAAGAGGTGGTTTTAAAGGAGAAGAATTCTCAACAATCGGAGCTTTACGTGACCAATGTGTTCAAATGATACAAATCATCGAGTCGATGGAACAGGAACAAGCTATGAGTGTTGATGATTAATCTTTATTAACTTTATTATGATGAGAGATATATTATGTCTAGTGAATTTCTATGGGTCGAGAAATATCGGCCCAAGAGGATATCTGATGTTATTTTACCAGATACCCTTAAAAATACTTTTATTAAAATTGTTGAGGGTAAAGAAATACCTAATATGCTTTTTACAGGAAGTGCTGGTCTTGGTAAAACAACTGTCGCCAAAGCTTTATGTAATGAGTTAGAATTAGATTATCTTATTGTTAATGGTTCTGAAGAAGGTAACATTGATACATTAAGAACTAAAATAAAACAATTTGCGTCTACTGTTTCTTTACAAGGTGGATATAAAGTTGTTATTCTTGATGAAGCTGATTACCTTAATGCTCAATCAACTCAACCTGCTCTAAGAGCATTCATAGAAGAATTTTCTAATAACTGTAGATTTATTCTAACATGTAACTTTAAGAATAGAATAATTGAACCCCTACATTCACGATGTGGTGTGTATGAATTTAATGCAACTAAAAAGCAAATGGTAGACCTTGCTGGACAGTTTATGAAAAGAGTTCAAACCATTCTGGAAACTGAAGGTGTCACGTATGATACTAAAGTAATCGCCGAATTGATTATGAAGTATTGCCCTGATTGGAGAAGAGTTCTTAATGAATTACAAAGATATTCTATTAGTGGTAATATCGACTCGGATATATTAAATAACGTTTCGGATGCTAATTTTAATAATCTATTCATTACTCTTAAAGAAAAAGACTTTAAGAAAATGCGTCAATGGGTAGCAAATAATATCGATACAGATTTCTCTGTTATTATAAGAAATATATATGATAAAATGGAAACTGTTGTTGATGGTTCTTCTATACCACAACTTGTTCTTATTCTTGCTGATTATCAATATAAGAATTCTTTTGTAGCAGACCACGAACTTAATGCTGTTGCGTGTTTAACAGAGGTTATGGCAAATGTCAAGTTCAAATAATAAAATAGGATTTACATGTTCCACATTTGATTTGTTTCATGCTGGGCATGTATCAATGTTAAAAGAAGCTAAAAATTACTGTGACCATCTAATGGTTGGTTTACAGACAGACCCTACGATTGATAGACCAAAGAAAAATAAACCTGTACAAAGTATAGTAGAAAGATATATACAACTATCCGCATGTAAGTATGTAGATGAGATTGTTCCATATACTACTGAAAAGGATTTATTAGATTTCTTATTAACCCATGAAGATATAATAGATGTTAGATTTATAGGTGAAGAATATAAAGAACTTGATTATACAGGAAAATCTCTTTGTAAGTTACTATGGAATGATGGTGCTAAAATGGAAGTACATTATAATACTAGAAAACATTCATTCAGTAGTTCAGAATTAAGAGAAAGAGTAAAAGTAAAGTCATGAAGTTTTGGAGAATATGGGCAAAGACAATAGGTTCTAAGATATCTGATGATAATATCGAAAGTGATATTGCCGCTATAATTAGGACCGTATGGGTATTAACACATATGCTTGCTTGTTTCTTTATCATAGCACATAATGGTACTAAGTTAGGTTGGTTCTAATG